AGTTGTGCATGATGTGCCCGAACTCGTGGTCGACCATGCTCGCAACCGGAGCGCCTGCCGCGGCCGGGATCGACCCGCCAGTATTGACCGACAGTTTCATGATGTTGGTCCACACGTCCTGCGTCTGCTTGTAGTGCCTCGGGTTCAGCCCGATGAAGTCCGGAGCGGCCGCGGCCCACCAGTTCGGATTCCTCCTGAACGTGTCTTGGTATCCCTCAAGCATCGGTGCGGCCAATCGCAGTTTCTCCGCGTTCATCCCGCCGAAGTACTTCATGTTCGCGGCCGCTTCAGGGAACTCGTTCGCCAGTTCGATCCATGAGGTGACGGTGTCGCGCAGAACCACCGGGTCCATGTCGTATCCCTTGAAGTCCCATACCGACTGCTTGAGAACCGGGTGGTCCTTCGTTGATTCGTAGAGCGCCTTCTCGATCGCCTCCACGGTGGTCGCACTCTCCGGGAGTGGAGCAACCTTCCCCAATGACCGCCCGAAGGCCGCGTTGTATGCGTCGTCCCCTATCATGAGTCCGGGAGGAGGAGCCAGAGGAGCCACGGTGATCGGCGGCGGGAGAGCAGGGATGGGAAGCCGAGGAGGTGCAGGAGCCCCGAGGGGCCTGCCTGTTGCCTTCTGGACGAAGATCATCGTACATCGGCAGTTGATGTTCTCCTCCGGGAGGGACCCGTTGCCGGGAGCCTCCATCGTGTCACCGCCGACCTTGAACACGCCATTGACCGCGATGGGCCCGGGCGATCCACCCGCGGCGTACTTCGACTCGGCGGCGATGTGCGTATCCCTGACGTGCCCGTCCTGCGCGGACAACCACGCCTTCTTGAGCCTGCTCTGCACGCCGGATGCGCGGATCGCGAGGAGGTCGGCCTTGTTCGAGCCCGCGGCGATCTCCGTTCTGGCGATCAGAGGGGCGCGGTACTTGTCGGCCACGTCGAACGTGTGACGCAGTTCGTCCGCCATCACGGACATGGGCTTCCCTTCGGAGAACCCCGCCCGCAGGACCGTGTCGATGTCGTCGAACGTCGTGCCTGACACCTGATTGGAGAACTGTTCCAGTCGCGACCCGATCCACGGCATGACCGTGGGATCATTCGCGTTGAAGTTCACGTCGAGGCCGAGGGCCCTCTGCATGCTCTTCCCGCTCGCTGTCACCGTCTCCACCATGATCGGTCTCATCACGTTCCGGAGGCGGGCGGCCTCAAGATTCCTGTTGATGTTGATGTCGTCAATGCCCTTCCTCTTCGCCAGATCCGCGAGCACCTTCCTCCGGGACCATCCCGCATAGGCCCCCTCGTGCTTCGGCCCGTACTTCCTCAATCGTGAGAGGACGGCGTCCCTCGTCTGGACGAAGTGCTTCCGTATCGCGCCCGTTGCCACCGCCTCGAAGTGCGACGTCTTCCCGAGGAAGTTCTGCCAAGTGATCTGCTTCAGAGGTTCGTCCCACTCCTTCTCTTGAAAAGGGACGGATGGTGTGTCGCCTACCTCCTTCGCGGGAGGAGTCGGTGCAGGCGGGGGAGCCCCGATCTGCACGAGGTTGAACGGGGCCCACGGTGCATCGCCCCACGGAACGGGCTCCTTGCCCTGCGCCTCCCGCTCCTCGTTGACCGTGGAGAGCAGGTTGCCGAGGCGTTCTGTCATCGCCTTGAGTTCGTACTCCTTGTCCTCCACGTCCGGGAGCACGAAGTCCGCGGTGAGGGCCTCGTCGTACAGGGGAAGGATGTCAGACTCGATGTTCTCCTCGATAAGCATCGTCTTCGGCTTGAGACAGTCGAGGACGAAGGTGTCGTTGAGCGCCTCCATGTTCGCGCGGTTCACATCCTTGACGAGACCGAGTTTCCCGTCGGACAGGTCGTACGCCGTGATCAACTTCTCCCGCGAGTACGTCGCCACGTCGGAGAGCATGGCGTCGCGGTTGCTCATCGACAACTGCTTCGCTTCGAGGCCCGAGTGCGTGATTAGGTTCCCCCCGGCTCGGGTGACGCCGGAGTACTGCATGTCGAGGAACTCTTTCAGTTCTTCGGCCTCGGTCTTCGACAACTTCTCCTTGGTCCCGAGGTTTAGTCCCACCACGGCTTGATTCTCGAAGATGTTCCTCTGCCGCCTCGACAGGTACAGGTCGATGTCGTAAGGCTCGGTCTGCGCGAGCAGGGGAGACATACCGACGAACGGCGACCCCGGGTGCGGGTAGCGGATGAACGATACCTCCTCCGGCGGGAACTCATTCCGGAGCGCACCGTCCCGGTAGATCCACGCAAGGATGTCCGCGGTCGGTGAGACCTGCGGGGTCATGGTGGCGCTCTTCGTGAGCGGCATCGGCCAGATCTCGCCCGGCAGGTTCATCCGGTTCTTCGGGATGTACCACGGACAGGACCCCGCCAGTTCGAGCCGCACCATCGTCGAATACCAGAGGGTGAACCGGGTCATCACCGGGTTCGGCTTGGAGATCAGTTCGAGGAACGGATGGTCGTCGATCTCCTCGCGGCGCAAGTTCTTCTGGATGAGATACCGCTTCCGGTGCGCCTCGGTGTGCATCGACTTGAGTTCCGCACGCACCATCGAGGGTAGGATGACCTTCGATCTCGACCCCCCCGCCCGGTAGACGTAGAGTTTCAGTTTCAGCGTGGCAATCGACTTCGCGATCTTGTCGATTGAGGTATAGACCCACGACCTGTACGCGTCGACAAGTTGCGAATAGGTCTTGTCGGAGGAGGTGAGGGAAGTACCGAACTGCGATCCTGCCACGTTCGAGATCAGGGCCACGATCCGCTTTGCATCCGCTTCGGCCTTTTCCTCCCGGACGAATCCGTACCTCCTTGCCGTTGCATCTGCAAACATCCGGAGCAACCCGGGTCTTTCATCGCCCATTGTCTTCCCTCCCATACCCGTATGGATACCCGTATAGATACCCTATGACCTCCGACATACTCCTTCTCCTTCTCCTTCTCCTTCTCCTTGAATCGGGACCGTATCTATACCCGTATCTATACCCGATAGACTTCAACAATTCCGAGTACTTGAGAAGCATATTGAGAATGAGTCACAAACGGTCGCGTGCGCGACCCCCCCGGATACCCGTATAGATACCCGTATCTCACGCCCTTCCTCCCATGATGAACGCACCCGGTATCTTCCTGCTTTCACACCAGTTTACGGCCTGCGTGAAGGAGTCGACGTCGTCGTCTTCAGCCCCGGTAGGGAAGTTTGCGAGTATTTCGACGAACTCCTTGACCCACGGGTGTTGAGTCGGGTCGGGGAGAAAGATGTTGCCCGCCCGGTGCAACGGCTCGACTGCGTGTGCCCGCGCGACTTTCCCCCCTTCCGGCTCAATCGCGATGATCCCGGAGATCTCGCGCTTCAGAACATCCATGATCGCAGGCCCATTCGCCTTGTCCTCGATGAGCACGGCCCGGGTCTGCGGCCACTTCTTCCTCGCGGCCCGCGCCGCCTCAAGCGAATCCGTGAACCCCATCCGCTCGCACACCCGATCGATGAGGTAGTAGTTCGGCCCCTTCTTGCCCCACGTGTGCCCTGCCACCTTGTTCGAGTCGTCGGTCTTCTTGAACGTCATGTCCCACGACTGGAAGATCATGTCGAACTTCTCCGGCATGGCCTCGTAGTACTGCCAGTTCTCGCGCTTGAAGATCGACCCTTGAGGTGAGGACGGGTGCTGTTGGTACTGCGATTCCCAATAATACGGCACGAGGTTCTTCTTCAGCGCCTCCAGTTCCTCGGCCGGATACCGTGCAGGGAACAAAGGCTCCCCGACAGCACGCCCCAGAACATCCTCCTCCTCGGCGACCGCGGGGAAGCAGATCTCCCTGTACCCGGACTCCGGCATCTCGCGCTTGATCCGGCCGATCAGATCGTCCTGATGCCACCTCTGCATGATCACGAGGACCGACGCCCCGGGCTCGCGCCGCGGCCACACGGTCGAGTTGAAGAACGACCACGCCCTGTCCCGGTGCACCTTGCTCTCCGCCTCGGCCCTGTTCTTCACGGGATCGTCGATGATGATCAGGTGCCCCCCCTTGCCCGTAAAGCCACCCTCGACGCCCGCGGTGATCATCCCACCTTCCCGGCCTGCTACCTGCCACTCTGCGACCGCGGACACGTCAGAGCGCACCCTGACGCCGAACAGAGGCATCCCCTTCTGGGTCAGTAGATCCCGCGTCTTCCGGCCCCACGAATGAGCGAATGTCGCCTCGTACGACCCGAGGAGGACCCGGCGATCCGGGTACATCCCGAGGAACCACGCAGGGAAGGAGTACGAGCAGAGGAAGGACTTGCCATGCCGCGGGGGACAGGAGACGAGCAGGAAGTTCTCCTGACCGAAGACCATCTCCAGAAGGACCGTGTTCAGGTAGGACAGGAACCGGGAGGGGAGGTATTCCTCGCCGAGCATGTACGCCAACAGGTCAAGAGGCGTCTGCCGTGCGAGGGAGAGTAGATCTGATTGTGAGGGAGGTGATGGTGCAGAGTCAGTTCGCTTGTCCCTGACGCTTGCCGGGCCCCGAGGGATCGCCTGCTCTGCTCGGTTAATGCTTCGTCACCGCGTCCTCGGGTCGGGGTGCTTCCCCGCCGTTTGCCTTCATCGCCGCGATCGTCCTCGCGTCTATGCTCTCCCTGATCTCCGCGATCTGCCTGCGGATCTCCGGGTCCATCAATGCGTCACGTATTCCGTCTGCGATCTTCCGCGGGTCGTCGAGTCCTGCGAACGCGCCCCGTCCATCGGGCCCGACCACCTCATGACGTTCGACCCATCCGCGATGTTTCGCGTGGCACTTCAGGTGAAAGATGGTGGCGGTGAGGTTCTTCTTGTTGATCGCGTCGAAGATCACGGCCTCGCTCATGTCGAGGTTCCGCTCCCTTGCCTCGACGAACCATCCGTAAAACTCGGCGTCGTCTGCACACCGCCTCTGGACGGACCGCCTGTCGACCTCGATCGCGTCCGCGACCTGCTGTACGATCCCTGCTTTGTTGAAGACGATCTGCCTCATGTCCTCTTTCTTCGGCCACTTCCCGTTGCCTGCCCGCGTCCTTTTATCAAGGGGCGGCGGCTTCGACGGTTTTGCGTCCTGTCCGTCCTGCTTCTCTTTCTCCGTGCTCATGGTTGAGAATGATGAGGAATCCGGTTCCCGCTTGTCAAGGACGTTTTCTCTTTTGGCCGTTCACTTCTTCCCGAGCGTCCACTTGTGACCACATTCAGGACAGCACACTTCCGATGGTGTTCCGGTGCCTTGCCATCCTGCGCCCTCTGGTGGCGGTGCCGCGGTCATGAGTTCCTCGACTTCGTTGAGATTGAATCCTGTCAGTTCGAGATCGAACCCCCCGTGGTCCAGATCGAGGAACACGTCCTTGAGCAGACTGCGATCCCATTCGCTGTCCTCGTGGATGCGATTATCTGCGAGCATGTACGCGTCGGCCCTGTCTCCTTCGAGGTCGGTCTTGACGACGGGGACGTGTAAGATCCCCATGCGCTTCGCGACGATCACGCGTGCATGCCCGGCGAGAATTGTCTTCCCGTCCTTGGCGACGATGATGGGATTGGTCCACCCGAACTCGGCGATCGACCGCGCGAGTTTCGCGAGCAGGCTCTCGGGATGGACCCGCGGGTTGCGGTCATGCCACCGGAGCCTCTCGACGTCGACGACCTCGGTCTTGCGCTCGATGAGGATCTCCATGTCGCTCATACTGACCGCTTGTAGACGTAGTGGTACTCGTGCCTCCACCGGCATATCTTGTACGACCACCACGACTTTATTTTCCAGATGATGAACCCCATCACCGCTCCCTTCTTGACCGAATAAACATATAGACCGCGTACACGCCGCAGGCGATGCCCGTCACCACCAGAAGAACGCAGACGAAGATGAACCCGATCCCGTGGACCACGCCATCGATCGTGACGTACATGAGATCCATCACTAACTCCCATCCCCCCTATCTGGTTTACGAACAAAGTGATGATCCATCCCGGCCTTGAGGCGCTTCACCTCCGCCTCCAGTTCCATGATCCTCCTCGCGGCCCACAGGTACGTCTCCGAGTCGATCATGAAGAACCCGCCGGGGTTTCCCTCCATCTCCACGTGATAGTCGTTCGCCGCGACATGAGCGCCCACGAGCGCCCACGACTCCTTCGGTGTTCTCTCGTCCGCCATCACTTCCCCCTCCCCCGATACATCTCGATGATGATCCTCATCGACAGTCCCGCGCATGCCATTGTCGTGTTCCTCCTCCTCCGCGAAGAACAGCGGGTGATCGCTCCTTCGCATCTTCGCTTCCCTCTGCCTGCCGATCGCCGCGAGTTTCCTGTCGAGTTCGCTCATGG